CGGGGCAAGTTCCCACTATCACGGATATACAATAAAATTTAATCCCAATATGGGAGTAAAGGGAACATTTGTAGTTGCTGGTATTTCACAATGGGATATTATACCGGGGACATCTACTTATGTGCATAAATTCTCTCTAACTGGTGGATTCCACGACCACGATTATTGGATAAGTGTTGCAGATTATGCCTCCTTGATTAGTGGAACTTATGTAACTACACCACAGAGAGATAGTACACACGCGGCCGTATACACTCACGAATTAGTATTAGAGTGGAATGGTTCTACTTATAACATTATATCACAAACAAGTGACTATGACAACCACGACACAATATCTTATTTAGGAAGTGTGCCAATTGGTGGTCAGTGGTCACAAAACACACAGGGTTCTGGCGCAGGCGACCACGTCCACGCTACTACTGTAGACGATACCAACGTATGGCCAGTACCGGCATAAAGTTGTGAATATTTTAATTAAACAAACGTATAAATAGTTCTGATTAAGAATGATAGCAGAACATAATAATTTAAGGAGTTAGCAAAATGGGTGCAATTGTAACCAGTAAATTCAGAACACAGAACTTGATGGTTTTCATCGACCAGTTCAAAACTACTGGTTCTGTTGACGACAACTTCCTGTATCTAGGCTTCGGGCGAAATGACGCTTGGCCAAATGATGCTCAAGGAAATGACGAAAGTTCAGGTAACTTTACGCTACCTGACCCACTAGATGAAGATGAATCACAGTATTGGACTGACATTGTTGGTACCAAACGAATTCAGAATGATGATATCTCACCCGTGCTTCCCCGATTAAATTGGGAAACAGGTGATACTATCGCATTTGACGGAGATGCCGCAAACGGTATCACAGGAATTGATGAACCTGGCCGTTCTTTCGTAAGTAAAATAGGAAGTCACTCAGTAGTGATGAATTCCGAATATCGAGTTTATATGTGTACAGGCGAACCATCAGGTGGCAAATGCTACATTGGTGGAATCTTTGATGGCGGAACTGCTACTTCACGTACAGTTTGCGAAGGTACTGTAGGGGGACTTTGGTTACCTACTGGTGCTTCTGAAGAGCCAACCGGTTACACAGGAGATGCCGCTGGACTAGTTTCTCAAGCGATTAGTACATCTGATAACTATGTTTGGACATTCCTATATAAATTGGAATTGAATGACATTATTAACTCTACTACTAATGACTGGATGCCAGTTATATCAGGCACAGGAGTTCTTTCTGGTTCTGAGCAATTTAACTTCGGCGATGTTGATTCTATCTTTACAGCAAAAACTCATCACGGTTTGATTCACGTTAGACTTGAAACTTCAGACGGATTCCCAGAGAACGATGACTTTCGACAAATCGGACTCTTACGTAATCCAGAACTTGCTGGTGGCGGAACGAAAGCCCAAGCATCCGTATATGCTGATGCAGACGTAAGTTTGGAAGGCGATAGTGGACAGTTGATTTACTTAGAGAATCGCCGAGCGATTACTCGTGCATCTGACCAGATTGAGGATTTGAAACTCGTAGTAGAATTCTAAGAATACTTTAGGATGTTATATATGTTCCCTCTCCAAAAGTGGGGAGGGAATATTAAAGATGATAGGAACATATTTAGGATAATAGCGAATGGCATATAACTTCAACACATCTCCATATTATGATGACTATAATGCGGATGACAAATTTTTAAAGATATTGTTCAATCCCGGTCGTGCGGTTCAGGCCAGAGAATTAACACAAATTCAATCTATTCTCCAGAATCAGATGTCCGCATCCGCGAATCATATTTGGAAGAATGGCTCACCTGTCGTAGGCGGGCAAGTTAGTGTTAACAGGCGCTTATGGATACAACTTGCTACAGTAGACACCACTTGGCTAAATCGTGTTGTATATGGAGAATCATCAAATGCCGTTGCGGTTATTGAGCAACTTCACGATGACGAAACTCAACCTATCTATTACTACAGAATACTTTCAGGAGCGTTCCAAGCAAACGAAAATCTATTAACTTACGATACTGTTTGTGATGGTGGCTTCGATGCTAATGGCGAATGTGCTGATAACTCTTGGTATGATGCCGCAATGATTTATAAAGCGGGCGTCATAGTTGGATTTGGTGACGCACTAGAGGCAATTGTTCTCCCAGGCGTTTATTGGTTAGATGGATATTTTACTCCTGTTCTTGCACAAACTATATTCTTAGACCCACTTTCTCTAGACCCAACCACTAAGGTTGGATTTGATATATCAGAAATCATTGTAGCATCTACGACTGACCCAAGACTTCTAGACCCAGCATCTGGTTTCTATAACCAAAACGCTCCAGGTGCCGACAGATATCAAAAAACACTTACCTTAATTATGGAAGCAGATTCACTTGAGTCTAATAAGTGGATGTGGTTAATGGATGTCGAAAATGGTGTCATAACTACGAAATACGAATCAACAGATTATTCACTTTTAAGTAATGAAATGGCTCAACGTACTTTCGATGAGTCTGGAAATTATACTCTAAATCCATTCCCGATTGAATTCAAAGCAGGGTCAACAGCAGACAAATTTAAAATCAAAATCGACCCATCCAAAGCATATATTAATGGATATGAACACGAACTATTATCACCAGTAACGGTTGAGGCTAGTAGGGCAAGAACAACCAGACACGTAGCGAATGACCATATCGTTCCAGAATTCGGACCATATTTTGAAGTAGAAACGATATCTGATATGCACGGCGTATTTAATGTCGTGAATAAAGAATATGTTCTCTTTGTTACTGATACTGGATATACTTCTGCTACATCTCCTGTCTCCACTATCGGAGTAAGAAAACGTGTTACTCACGTTACGAAAAATGGATTGATGTATAGAATTTATGTTGAAGATGCTATCGGACTCGATGCAATTTCACCGTGTCAATATATCGTTTCAGAAACAAGTAATGATGTATATGCCAAACTTTATAGGCCTACGGGAGTTACGAAACATAAGGGAGTCAATTATCCTTGGTTGTTCCCAATTGTGCCGATTACTGCATCACTTACTCTTGGTCAGGTAACTTACTCAACTCAAAAAAATTCAACATCGACTTTAACTGGAGCAGTTGCTTCAGTACCAGCAGTTTTCAACGATATGCACTGGGAACGAGTTCTTTATATTTGGGACGAATTCGCTCAACAAGTTATACCTCAGAACGGAACAGTAGCGTCTGGAGATACTTGGACCGCTGACTTAACAGGAAATACAACTGCACTTATAACTATTATAGACCAAGTGACTGGAGCGGCATCTACGAACCTTAGTGGACACTCTATTAGTATTATGGCAGATATGTATATGTCTAATGCCTCTTGGAGAGCATTGTCATTTGCGACTAACAATAATAACTACGTTCTTGATGTAAACGATACATTAACTATTGCTCACGCAGTAGAAGAAATTGTTTCAATTATTGCGCCTGATACAACGGATGTAACATCTTCGTTTACTTTCACGAGTGGTGATACTGATACCACAATGAACGATGCGACCCTAGTATGGAACGATGCGATTAATCCAAGTCAACCTGGAACATATACAGTAACATACAAATCATTCACATTCGGTAATATTACAACTGCCAACTATTTTGCAGTGAACTCATATACTGACTCTGGTATGATTTATGATGATTTACGTGGATATCGCTCTAGTATTGGTGAAGTTTATAGTATTGCAGACCATATAGATTTTAGAGCATCTTCAGATGATTATCAAGTGGGCACATATTTACCATTACCACAATCTAATATCTCCGCTTCTTATGATTTTTATCTAGGACGGAAAGATAGACTGACACTTAATGATGATGGTATATTCAAGGTACAAGAAGGATTTGCTTCAGAGAGTCCTGTTCTTCCTACAGAAGAAGACAATGAAATGACATTGTATACGATGTTCGTGCCACCGTATACCTACGACCACAAAAATATTAATGTAAAACACGTAAAGAATAAACGCTTTACGATGCAAGATATTCGTGGAATCGAAAACAGATTAGAAAAATTAGAATACTACACCGCACTTAACTTGCTAGAAAAGACCACTGCGGATATGCAAGTTCTTGATACGCAAGGACTACAACGATATAAAAATGGAATTTTAGTTGACCCATTTGTTGACCACGGCATCGGTGATGTGGTTGATGAAGCATATTACTGTTCAATTTATCCAGAAGCGGGGTTATGTACTGTACCATACGAGATGTCTGGTATGGATTGTGAGGGTGGAGTCAAGACTAATATTAAATTAAATGATACAACATACACTCTTGATTATAGTGTGCAAGAGGCGTGGATTGGACAGAAAAACGGCTCTTTCGTAGTCAACTTGAATCCATTCTTGAGAAAGTCTTGGGTTGGATTTGTTAGATTGATTCCTCAATCTGATACTTGGTTTGAAGAACTTTATATGCCAGATGTTATTATTCCAAATGAAAATAATAATGCTGTACTGCAACAAGTAGAAGACTTCGGAGTTCAAACTCGATGGAACGCTTGGCAGACAACTTGGTCAGGATGGAGAGATGAGGGCGGAAGACTTAGTGTTGGAGTAGGCTCTGAAACGACTTGGGGCGGTTGGGGCGGCTCTGGTATGGGCAGACGAAGATTTGTGGGTGGTGTTACCTCAGTTGGTGGTGGTAATACGGCAGCCGCAAGACAGGTATGGCAAAACATTGCACAATTAGAAGTTTGGCAACAAAATGAAAGACAAACTGATTCTCAAGTTAGAACGGGTGAGAGGTCTTGGCTAGAAGTTAATGACCTTCGTACACAAATAGGAGATAGATTTGTAGACCGTTCTGCAATTCCTTGGATGAGGTCTGTTCCTGTTACAGTTGATGTGGATAAACTTCGTCCGTTTACACAAATGCACTTTCAATTTGACGAAATAGATGTTGATGCTTATATGACACCAAGTGGTGGTTCTATGGGTGACCCAATCATTACAGATGAAATGGGCAAATTACGAGGCGTAGTTCTTCAGATTCCTTCAGAAGGACCAGACGGAGTTAGAATCAGAACTGGTGTTAAACTGCTTACACTGAAAGATAGTTTCACAGACCCACTATTGATGACAACTCAAGCAGTAGGAGTCTTTACATCTTCTGGTACTCTCGATAGACGACAAAGAGATATTCTATCAACCCTTTCAAATTTTAGGGTAGACGAGGTAATTAATGACACACAAGATGTCTTAGGTGGTGTTCGCACAGTTAATAGACAGAGAGTTACTAGTAATCAAAGAACATTCGCAACCGTTGTTCAAAGGTGGCAAGTCAACCGTGACCCAGTAGCACAGTCATTTTATGTTGAAGACCAAGACGGCGGTGTATTCATTGACTCTATTGACCTATATTTCTGGTCTAAAGATAGTGAGGCAAACCTTACTCGTGTAGAAATTCGACCAATGTTGAATGGTTATCCGACACAAGAAATTTTACCAATGGCATATTCAATGCTGTATCCAGATGAGATTTCAACATCTACAAACGGAACAGTAAGTACACGATTTAGTTTTGCTGACCCAATTTATCTAATGAACAACACAGAATATTGTTTTGTTGTTTCTACGGATTCATTAGAGTGTAATATATTTGCTTCTGAATTAGGCGAAGTTGATATAGCAACTGGAGAATATATCTCAGAACAGCCTTTCCTTGGCTCGATGTTTATATCTCAGAATAACTCAACTTGGACGCCAGAACAGTTAAAAGATGTCAAGTTTCAGATGAACAAATGTGTATTTGTCCCGAGCGGAGAACTACAGATAGATATGAAGCCCTTTGACACAATTAAAGACGCCATTCAGTATACACCAAACTTTCAGCCACTTGTTCTTTCAGGAACAACTCTAGAGTTTAGTTCTATTGAAAATGGTGATACTAATAATATTAAAGGTGGAATTCTTGACAATGAGGATGTGGTGCTTAATAACATTATAACCCTTGATGGTAGTCATACTATCGCCTCTGGTTATCAATACACTCCAATATCATATATCGGAAACTTTGCAACTGAAAACCCTAATGTTTCTCCTGTCATAAATAAAGAGAGATTGAGTACGATTATTGTTAATAACCCAGTTTTCGATACTGCGGCATTGCCAAAGAATGAAAAGGGAATTTATCAATCAAAAGATGTTAAACTTGCACATTTTGCCACAGACTTAACTATGTGGCTATCAGTTCAAGAGGTTCCTAATACGTACATAAAAGTATTCTATGATACGGGCATAGTTATTCCAAGATATATAACTACAACCCCATATTCAAATACAATTACTCACGGTGATTATAACGTAAATGATTTTGAAGAGTATTATGCGTATATCTATCCATCGGGAACTAATAGTCCTGAAAATACTATCACGGCGAATAACTCTGGTATTGCTAGTTGGAACGGTGTAATCGCTCTTCCTGGCTCTGGTGCTAGTGCCCAAGTTTCTACTGCATATGTAGATGGTGATGATGACGTATCAAATTTAACTAAGATGAGTCTTGTTGACCTATCTGCTATGAAATCTATTAATAGAACGTGTTTTGTCTCACGAGAAGATTTAGCAGGAGTCGGAGCAGATGCAACTTCATCTGGCGGCGGTGCAGGAACTGACTTGACTCTATATGATGTAGATGATATCTGGTTCGGTACTTGGGATGATGATTTGGACAGAAAGTTTTATAAGAAAATAATGAACGCTAATGGTACATTCTCAAGGCAAGAAGTTCCTATATTGGAGATTGATTCAATTGTTCCAACAGAACATCCGGACTATCCAATTGGTCTTGCTGTAATCGAAGAAGCGCCTATACAGTGGAGAGAAATGAAAGATAGTGGTGTTACTATTACCAATGCGACCATTCTAACTAATAATGAATTCATTGAGCATACGTATACTCCATTGAAGAGAATTGTTGATGAATTCGACCACTTCAGAATTAAGATTGAACTACATACCACCCACCCTTGTTTCCTACCAGCAATACGGGAAATGAGAGTAATGGCATTAACATAGGAGAATATGGTGGCACAAGAACCGAAATACACAAAAGATATTTACACTGGCGCAGTGGTATTCAAAGATGCTAATGGGTATGCTATGCGGAAGAAAGTAGTTGCTGAACAGAAAATTGCGGCGCAAATCAAGAAGGACTCTCGAAGAGTTATAAATAGTCTAAAGAACGAAGTAACAGGACTGAAGAAACTAGTCTACGATTTGATTGAAAAACGAGGGGATTAAGGCTTTATGGCAAATGGAACTACAACTATACCATACGTAAGAAAGGATGAAACCTTCAAAACGTGGCGTGAACGCACCAACGTAATGATTCAACAGCAGAATAATTTTGTTAGGATGCAGGAGTTTGAGATGCTCGGTGTAAGTGACCCGTATGTTACTACCTCTATGCAGTTGAACTATACAAGCGAACTAGCGTCCGAATAATTTATAGGAAATAATATAAAAATGGCACATTATACAGGTCACAAATTCTCACTATTAGAATTAAATACTATAGAGCAACAGAAGAGTTCCTTCTTGGACTCTTTGAACATTAAATTGGATGCTCCTGACCTTCTTGTTAAGGATTTGGCTCTTATGCTGAAATCTTTAGAGGTAATGGAGAACCTAGAACATTTGCCAGAATATAAAGATTTTCTAATTAATGTTGCAGGCCGTTCACAACAATTCGTATCTCCTACCGAGATGATTGAAAACGGTGGACTCGATATAACATATGAATCCTCGAATCTTGTTCAGAATAGTTCCTTTGCCGCTGATGCGTTTGAAGTTGAATTGCTCAAGAATAGTGGATTTGATGAACCAGTTAATATAGCAAGCCCTTGGGCAAATGGCATTGCATATCAATTCGACAGGTTCTTTACTGAGGGAACTCAGATTGTCGATGCTTATACCGATGGTGCTCAAGTAGCCCTTGCTTGGTTTGAAGCAAATCTAAAACCAAATACTCAATACAAATTTTCATACGACCTTACAGTTAATGATGTTAACTGGGACCTTATTAATGGTGCTAAAAATATGGTCGATATGCTTGCTCCTGATACAGCGACTTTCTCAGAAGTTGGCGGTGGACCAGCCCCAAGAACATTTGTCGCTTCTGTAATAGAAGACGAACTTCTAATTCGACCTACTTGTTCATCTTGTTCTAATAATCCTTCAATCTCTGACCAAGGAACTTGCGAAGGTGTTGGCGAGACTTGGACAGTAATCACACCAGAATATCTTACTTCAGTTGCCGCAATGGAAGCGGCTTGTACAGGTTCTGGCGCACACTGGTTTGAAGGCGCAATTAACGACCCGAACACACAAACACATATTCTTGTCCCTTACCATCTCGAAGCGAGAGAAGGCGACACAATCATATTTAATAATCCAGACACAAACATATTGGTTCACAATGCTGTTTCT